CTTTAAAATCTCAGATAAAACCACTGCAGCAACATTTACATTCACAGTACTAGGTGCACTTTCTTCTCCCTCATCATCAACTGTGATTAACTGAAAGGTAAGCGTTTGTTCTGATGTCCTGCTAGGTGAAGTTGCCTTTGGCTGTGATGGTGTCGAAGTATTGAGAATGACAGGATCACCAGCGGTTTGTGTCCAGCGCCACTCAACTATTGTTCCATCAGAGTCTTGCGAACCGGTACCGTCGAGTATGAATTCAACGCCTGCTTCTACTGATTGGTCTGAACCAGCATTTGCTATTGGGGCTTGGTTTGGTACAGCCGCTGCATCAGTAGTAACCGCCTGGATTGTACTAGGTGCGGAATCACCTAATGCGTTACTCGCACGAGCGTAAACCGTATAAGTTGTTTCTGGTTCAAGCCCTGTGAATACACCTGTGTCATTAGACTGATTATCCAAGAAATACTTATAACTTGTCGCGCCAGAGACTGCACTACTTGAAATGGTAACCCTATCGTTAGTCTTGCTTGTTGTAATACTTGGTGCGGAAGGTACAGCTACTACCTCATCATTTGATGAAATAACACGAACCCCAACAAGAGATACACTTGAATCTTGAGATTGTGGCGTTTGTAGGTTAGCCCGAACAAACAAAGTAAAAGCTTGATTAAAAATCATGCCTTCGGTGCTATACACGCGTTTTTCAGAACTTCCTTGAAGCATGTAAACTTTTTTCTCGGAAGGAACAAGACGCATACCGACTATGTGTTTAGCTGCGGGGGATTCGTCACCTTGGTCATTATAAATACGCCAGCTATCGGATTGACCGAAATAGTTGTCTGTATATTTTAATAACTCTGTGTCTGCCCCTAACGAGCGTAATTGCATTTTAGTGGATCGTGTAGGGTTGCTGGTTGTACTTGCGGCAGGCCAGAAAACTTTCAATTCTTGACTTGGGCTTGTTACATTATCCGCGATACCGAATGCTAAGTTAATGTCGTCAGCGTTGTCTTTACCGATGAAATCAAAATAAATATCTAGGTAATCATGCTCATAGGGATTAACCGTAGCGTTAAAAGTTAGCAACGCTTCATCACCGTTTGCGGGTAATGGTAGCACTGTCATCCCATTGCCAGATTCAGTTTTAAACCCTAGTGTCTGGTTTGAAGTAACACCGGAACTTAGCGCAGAACCGTTAGTTTGCAACGATATCAAGGTATTTTTGTTTGATAGCGGCCTTGCAATTTCCCATGTGTGCGGTACGTGCTCGACATATGCAGCACCTATCTCAGAAAAATTATTAGCGTTTCGTGTTACATAAAACGCAAATGTTTTTCCTGCATATTCAAGTTCTGTTGCATCGCCTACTTGTCTGTCGTCAAAACCACCCTCTGTTGGTTCCAAGAAAAAGTGTGGGGCTGAGACTGGTTCAAGGCTTTCGTTTACCAACAACTCGGCCATTACAGCGTTTGTGGCTTGACCGCCCGAACTGGGGTTTCTTTGAGAATACAAGGCGCGGTAGTATGCACCCTCTTTTTTCATGCTGTGAAATTGGTAGATATTATAGAATCTGTCGCTATCCGACATATTTGGGTATTCGGCAAGATACCCGCGTCTTTTGCCGTGAATTTGGATAAGATTCCAATTTTCTAAATCATTAGAAACCCAAACGCCTTGCGCTTGACCTGCTTGGTCATCGCCACCGCCGTGCAAACCTGTGGTGATATATGTATATGGGATAGATTCTACAACGTTATCACCTACGACTTGATAACCGTTATGCCCGTTACCAGATAGAAAGTTAGGGTTATATGCAATGTCGGTTACTATCGGGTTAGAAAAATCTACGCCGTTGGTGCTTTGGATACGCTTAGTGGCTTGTAGTGTCACGCCGTCAATTGTTACTCCGCCACCGTGGAAAAACATATAGATAATGCCATCTTTGGTTACACGGCTTGGAGTCTCAGACTGATTAGGGTCCGAATAAATAGCCCCTGTTTTAGTAACGATGTGGTCAAACACTGGTAAGTTACTAATTTCCTGCCACTCGTGCCAACTTGCAGCATGGGTTAGGTCGTACTGCCCTATTTCCTCATAAACCCTGAGAAGAATAGCACCCGCTCCGTTGGCGTGGTCTGAACTACTTTCAGCAACAACCGGATATTGCTCGTGGGGCCAGTTGGGCCAGTCTTTAGTTTCATATAGTCGAATCCAGTATTCACGGTCTGCGACATTAGCGCTGTGATTGTCGAATATTTTACCTGTCTTAGTGTACTGTCTAGCAAAACCTTCAATTGTGTGAGTCGTTAACGCGGGTAACGGCGCGTCGGGAGTTAGTTCTGGGTCTGGGTCTGGGTCTGGTTCTGGGTCTACACCACCCCCGCCGGACGCGTTTGCGTCATTCGTTACACTCATTAAAGCGTAACCTTGGTCTTCCACTCTAAAATGAGTTCCCGTAGCAGAATTTAAATCTGTTGAAGTTTCTATAATTCCCGTAACTACATTACCGCCTACTGACGGAGTAATTGTGTCTCCATTAATAGCCACCCTTAATGTAGTTACCGTGCTATCGCCACTAACACCAGAACTAGCGCCAGTTAAAGCCGTAACCGATCCGTTTACTATTTTTACAAACCTAGCGTTACCGTCGGACGCTCTCCACTGGAACAGCCAATGGTTGTCATCATCTTGATACCTAAATCTTAGGCTAGCGTATTTAGTATTATCAGCATCCCTAGCCCTAACTGTTACCTGAAAAAATCCTTCTGAAAAGTCAGCCGGAATAGATAAAACATCGTTACCGTTACTGGTTAGCGGTGTTAACCCTGAGTTGTTGCCGTAGTTACGCCAGTTACCCTGATGTACTGAATAACCATCGGGCAAGGGGGCTTCCGCTGGTTGAGCGCTAAAATCGTAATAAACCTCTGCCATTTTTTATTCTCTCTATACCGTAATCGAAATTGTGTTAGACCATGCTCCTATGAGCGCACCGTTAAGGCATCGGCATCTGATCTTGTATGTGCCTGAAGTGAAATTAATTGAACGCTTGAAGCAACCTATAACTCCGGGCAAACCAACGTTAGGAACGTCTAAGGCTGACCAACTAGAACCACCATTGCTTGACACCTCAAATTGCATATCTGTCATAGCAAAGCGGTTTAGGTCGTCCAAGGTTGGATAGGTCTTGAGGACTTCAATCGAGTCTTGGTAGCCAGCTAAAAGGCTTTTACCAGCAAAGGCATAGCTATTATCTTTTACCTGATTTTTCATTTGTGTTTTGGTCACGCAACGTTGGCCATCGGCGTAACAGTTCCAAATCTCAAAGTACGCAGGGCTGTGGCTAGGCGAGAAAGTTTCCCTTGTTCCCCACGTTGAAATGAACTCACTGTTGTTTAATAGCGCCGCCCCTCTGCGGTGAGTACGTACAATCTTACAAGAGCCTTCTAAACTGCTGTGGTTGACCTCGGTTATCCGCTTAATATCAATGATTGCGTCAGAGCCGTGCTTACCATCTAGGTTATAAACATGGGCTGTGTAAATTTCGCCATTCAAACCCCAAGCGCCTTCGCCCCAGTAAGGAGCGTTAATAACGAAAATATCGCTGTTACCGAAGCGTGCGTTATAGTTGCCCCTATTAGATTCTAATAATAAGTCGGCTGTAACGTTTCCGAGTTGTTGAACCTTTGTATAAGGATCGCGGTATTCTGATACTACTGCGGTTTGCCACGTTTCCTGATTACCTTCGTACCCCCCAATAAAATCCATCCCATCGACTTCAAGAGATTCGCAGCCTCTAAGGTTTATTCCGTTTCTGCGATTTTGAACCCACACGTTTTCAAATAAATAATGCTTACTTGAATCAGCTAAGCGATAACCGTCAGCGGTGTTTTGTGCTAACTCTTGATTTTGAATATGAACATCGGCTGTGTAACGGAATTTAAGCCTATCTACTGGTGGTAGTTTCCATGATAGATTTACTGTCGAGCCAGATACCGAACCGCTAAGCGTAGGCACGCACGGTGTTTCCGTTCTTAGTAGCTTGCGTACATATATATTTTGAACGCTGCCTTTGTAACCGCTTGCTGCGATTTGAATTTGTGTTGCATTAGCTGGCGCACGAATAAGCCATACTTCTGTACCTTCAATAGCGTGGCTATACTGACCTAAAGCACTGCCTATTTTCGGTGTAACAGAACCGCTTACTTTGTCTACTAGCTTTAGTGATATTTGGTAGACCTCGCCAGCTTCAAAGTTGTAATTAGCACTTAATGGGTTGCTTGTACCGCTCGTTGAATAAACGCTGTCGTTTTTACTCCAACCTGAACCACTAAAGCCGTTAGGCTGAACTACTTTTGCACCGACTTCGGGTGAAGCATTAATGACAAACTTGTGCATATAAATGAAATTTTCCGTTGAGTAACGGAAGTAATCAATTGCGGTTTCATTAGGGTCTAAGTGAAGCCATGCCTCGGCTGGCATGTATCTAAGTGAACCTTCTTCTGTAGCGAGTATTCTTGCGCCGCTTGGCAAAGTCACTACGCTTTGAAACGGCCTTTCAGTGCCCTGCAACGCAATAGCATCATTTAAGTTAGGAATGTGCATGTAGGGTAAGTTAAGTGTTTTGTTGGCATACACTTGCAACGCATCGGTTGTTACTTCCGCTTTTTCACCGCGCCACGATTCACCCTCTACTAACTCTATGGTCTCGTTATACAGAACACCATTCATCATCACGTTGTTTAAAACGATAGTGCAAGAACCTTGACCTGATGCGAACGGCAACGGAGCATGAGCGCGATAATCTCCACCATTGATTGTCAGCGTGGCGTTAGGGCCAACCACAACTACGCCTAAACCGCCGGTTTCATCTAGGTTACAACCGCAGTTATTTAACTCACCACCTTTATGAAAGTAATAAGAAAAAGAGTCACCGCTTAATTGTCGAGTCCAATTAACCATACAATCTCTGGCGGTAGCTGGTTTAAGAAACTCAATACCAGCACCATCATGGTTAGAGACAAGCCCCTTTACATCGACTTCGCAGCCAAACTTAAACCCATTACCACTAAAGCCGCTAGTAGTCACGTATCGCACTATGGCTTTACTACCAACTTCTATTTCCAAGCCATGTAGCAGCGTAAAGTTTTTACTGAAATAGTGATTATCGTTGGCTATCTTCCCGCCGATTACCTCCATTTCTGAGTGTCCGGCACGGATTACAATACCGCAATCACCTGTGCCGGTAATGTCAAAGTCTTGGGTCGATACGTTACTTGAACCGATAGGTATATCTAGGGCTTTAAATATCGTATTAATAAACGTGAGTTTTCGTAAAATCCAGTCAAACATTGCGTAGCCTTGTGTGTCGATAAGACCAGCATTGCTCAATACTGCACCATGAACTTCGCCGCCTTTGTTGTTAGAATTGAGTTTTAAAACGGGGTCGGAGTCTTTAACTTTTAAACCAAAAAAGCGGTAGTAATCCGCACTTAAAACGATAAAGTCACCCGATACGTTTTGGATCCAAGGGCTGTGATTATCTAGGTTCGCATCTATTTCTCGCTCACCGACTTGCAGACCAAAATAAAAAGATAACGGGTTGCCTTTAATTGCTTTCGTTATGTCGAAATTCCAAGGCAAAGTGCGCGGAGTCCAATCGCGCACTTGATCGGACGGTGCGGCAATATAAAAGTTATCCCCAGGGTCTACGCGGTAATTAGGATCGTCATAGTCGCTGTCGCTATAAATACGATGCAAAACAATATTTACATCTTGCGCGGGGTTACAATCTTCCCAAATCTCGCCGTTCGTCCATCCATCTGAATCCAGAAGGTTTACATCAAACAATCTATCCATAATGGGGTATTCTCATTTTTAAAGACTCTACGGTAAGCGCTACCGTGGTAGAAGTGACCGCTCGTTTAAAGTAGATGCGTTCATCAGTGATGAAACGGGCAGGCCCGGGATAATGAACCCTATTAGGCTCGGAATTTGAAACGGTTAAGGCCAGTGAGCCACTTACGTAAGAAACGTCTAAAATCATTTCAAACTGAAAATCATCATAAGAGTCACCAAAGAAACGAAGCGCATCTGTACTGCCTGTTGCTTCGGTTACTGTGAATACGCGCGGGTTATTAGCATCTTGCGCCCAACTAGCACCAATGCTATGTAAGGTTTCAGGGAACATATCTTCGCTGTACCAATAGCCATCCGCTTTTTGGTAGAACGTTCTAAAAGGTGAGCGCAAAGTACCGAAAGCAGTATCAAACTTGGCGTTAAGAGAACCTACATTAGATTGGTTTACATCGAACTGATGCCAGCCATTGTCTAATTCAATGTATTCAATAATCCCTTCAAAATACTCGCTATTAAATTCACCGATTTTGTATAGATTTGTTACGCTTGTTTCGTATTCTTGCCATTCATGGTCGTTAATAAATGGCGGGTTACCTGGCAAACCTAAACCACCCTTACCCATCGGATATACGCGCATTTTAATATTGCCGCTGTACGAACTGTTGTTATTGAAGCGAAGTATCAGGCCCCGATAAAAAATAGGAAAAGTGCGACTTGCTATAGTTGTCGGTACGGTGAACCATTTATCGGTTAACGCTATGTGCACTTCTCCGCGCACATCATCAAATTGAATAAGGCGCTTATTGTTGGGTGATTCGGTAGGGCGAACTTCTGTTTTCTTGAGTGTTGGATAGTCACTCAATCGCTGGGTTAAGCTTGTTTCGCGTTTTATGGGAGGGCTCATTGCCTGAGTTTTTTTATTGTCTGTATCAATATCGTCTGGCAATTGCTCTTTCGATATTTTGCCAGCCAGCTCAGAAAAGTTTGGCCATCTAAGCGCAGTTTGTGGAGGGTTGTTTATATTCTCCCATTCAGTTTCACCACTTCCTGCGTTCTCTAAAAATGCGGCATAAGCAGCTCTGTTATTTTCTAACGCTTGAAGAAGTACACCCACCGCCCCTATTGGCACTACTTGAGCGGCTACGTTGCTTAAATCACCTTGTTGCCAGTTATATTTAAGCGTTAGCGTGTTGGCGGTAGTGTCATGATCAATAATTGTCGCTGGTAATTTGCCAGCGATGAATAACTGGCTACCCTCAATCAACCCAAAGAAAGAATCTGAGTTATTTACAGACACAACTGGGCTACCGTCTTCAACACTGATGTCGTTGAGACTAAAAACGTAGGTACTCATTGTTTTTCCGATATGTGATAGGAAACGGCTTTATACAAGCCGCTTTTATTAGATAGGCTGGCCTTGCTCAAGCTGCTGTATGCCAAATGCCTGTTTGAATACTTGCACGAAAACATCACCGTCGATGATGCATGTTCCATTATTGCTGTTTCCCTGAATTTTGACATTCACAACAACATCGATATCTGAAGGTACCTTCACAACAACGCCAGAAACACTGTCACCTTTGAATGTATCGCCAGGTGTTGAGATGACATGCACTGAACTACCATTCACATCTGCAGTGATAAGTAAGCTATCGAGGCTACCCCACTGAATAGGAATGGGGTGAACATAAGCGACACGCTCGAATGGTTGCTTTTTGATAAGAAAATTAACAAGTACATGCTCTTGCGTTGGTGTGCCAGAACCATCAAACGTAATAGGCCGCATATCTAGCACAGCACCGTCTGTTATATCCCCTTCGATATTTTCGGCGTATATAGTGGCATAGGACTTAATGGTCCCTGATACACTGTCCCATTCTTGCCATACAGCACCATCCTGACTGGTGATCTTAACGTTTTCAGCAGCCAGAATAATTGAACTCGCGCTTTCACTACCTTCAATGAACATACCAGTTAAGCGGCCGTTCACATCGATAGCGAATTGAATCTGCCCTCTTACTTCACCGATTGCATTTTCCAGCGCTTCGAAGTATGAAAAAACGCTAACCTGATCACCATCCAAGTTATTTATTTTTATTTCTTGGAAAGCTTGCGCGAACGCGGCCCCTTCTATCCATTCGCCGTTTTCATCTTCATAGCCTATCTGAGCATTTTTGAAGTCTGCAATTTGCGCTTGAACGCTCTTATCACCTATCTTTTGTTTAACGCCAAGTACATCTAAGCTGATTACTTGGTTTTCTTGTGCTACTTCAGTCACGCTGTAGAGTAGCGTCGAGTACTCTTCGCCTAGCTCGTTCGTTTGCTGTGACCAGTTGGCCACATCATTTACGACACTGTTTATAGTATCACCAAGGTTTTCAGGTAAGCCTGGTAACATTACCGTTCTAACGATATTGCCCCAGAATTCATCTACTGCAGAGGTTCGTGCAACTACGAACGTCCATTGCGACTCGCCCAGAGCATTGGATGAGCAAACCCATATTTTGAAATCACGTTCTGGTGCTAAGCCAGGGAACGTGTAAGCATGAGCTGGCCCACGATATGGTAAAGGCGGCTCTTCATCCGTTAAGTCATGACTAATGGAATACAAAAACGCGGTTGAGCTATCAGAACCGGATAAGTATGGGATAACTTCCAGCTCTGTAGCCGTGGGGTTTATTGTAATGTCAGTTGGTACGCCAGGCTTTTGCATTATCAGCGGTATTTCGGCCCACCCACTTCGAGCAGAAAGACCGCCTAACGCCATCACTCTAAAGCGGTAAGTTCCTAGCGCGTAGCCTGATAAGTTTACGTGATAACGCGCTATTGAATCCGTTTCTATCAATAGGCCTTGCTCATCTAATACCTGGTAAAGGAAACGCGATGCTTCAGAATACCAAGAGATTTTGACTTGAACAAAAGCAGAATATACGTGCTCGATCGTTAAGTCGCTTGGCTCGTCCGGATTAGTAAAACTATATGTGGTATCAGGTATTTCAGGCTTATTGCCTTCTCCAAAGAAGTCGTAGATATAAGGCTGATGCTCACGAACCGTTAAAGTTACTCGTTTTTTATTAGAGGAAATTTGTTCTATTCGAAATAGTTTTCCTTCCCAGCCTAAAAACGAATCGTAAACAGGCACAATGTCACCCACATCATAAATAAGCGCCCACTTAGGCAAGTGTATGCGGGTTTTCGTTTGTTCGCGTGAAATTTCAAGCCACGTTTTTGCAAATTCTATGGCTTCGTAATAGTTGTTGCAGGTAATTAGGTCTACCGTACCTTCATTAATAAACCCATTGTCCTCTTCTAATAGCTGAGCTTCTAGCGCACTGCCTTTAGGTGGGTAAACGGCTTCCTGCGCAGTGCCATCTGCAGCAGGCTCGTAATACGTTACCGCAACACGGTTGTACCGCTTGTTCTTGCTACCTTCGGAAACACCATCCATCTCGATGATGTCTTTTTCTAGAATTGGTATATCAACTGGGTCATCATCCTGCTCTATGACTAAAGTTAATTGTCCATCGATAATAGGTAGCCAGCCTCGCATCGGCTTTAATAATATATTAACGTTTTCCAATATATCTTTACTGGTGTCTAGCTTGCAGTTGCAACTAAATAGAGGCCTTTGTTCTGGCTGGCCAACGACTTCATCAACCAAAGACTGACTTAAATCTCTACCTCTGTAGAAAGAGTTTGAATTTATTAATCTAGTAGGCAACCCTTTTCCGTAAAGAGGGTCTTTCAAATAATCTAGAGTCGCTAGCGCAGGATTTGAGTGGCTGGTACCTGTTAAATCAGCGGTAATTTTGGGTTCTGATGAAATCGCAAATTCGCCACCATGATATTCAAGGCGAATGTAACTACACGCTTTGCCCGAAGCTTTGTCTGATAGACGCCATCCTGCTGCAGTAAGCATAGGATCTTCGTAGTTGTCCATGCCATTTGGAAAATTACGCATGTGAACCACGCGCCCGCCATCATCATGGAAAAACGCAGGGTTATCAGAAGAAACAGGAATATCGTCTACATAAACCTCATCAATTGACACGACTTTTTCAGACCATACGACAATGATATGGAGCAAATCATTTTTAATATCATCAGAGTCACCATCATTAGTTTCTTTGAATATGATATTGCCTGTTACTTTGTGGACCTTGCCAATTACTACGCCAATATGTGCATCAGTTTGCGCTGATGTTAACTCAGTGCCCGGTGGCATTGGTTCAGGCGCTTCGGGTGCTAACCACCCAAAAAAGAACCCACCAACATCTTCTAAAAAGCTCATTTTAAACCTGCTGCGTTATTCTTGGCAGATCAAAGCGGCCGCTACCTGAAGAACTGCCACTACTTGATGCGACTGGCGCATTTTTACCCCAATAAATTTTTCGTTTGGCTCTGGCCACATGGTCAAAAGCCGTATCGTCTGGGTAATATTTCTGGTGTGACCCTGAGTTAGTTTTGGTTCCGGCTTGTTTTTCGAAGTCTGCCCATACAGAAGCCAGCACTACGTCAATTTTCATCGTCTTTCTTATTATTTCGCGAGAGTCGATAAAGCCTTCAAAAACATTAAGCGTAATGATCACCCCTGATTCATCACCGTGTTGTTCAAAGATGGTAACCTCTGAGTTGTTCCAACCTTTATTTAAAAAGTAAGGAATGAAAGCGCCGTCTCGCACATCTAACGTAAGCGTGAATTCATTTGTTGCAGGCTCTGAAGTCGCTTCAATATCATCAATACTGT